ATATAACTATTTCATATATCAAGAAGATGATATAATTTTGACAGGCGACGCGGTGGGTTATATCGACGAATCGTTAGAAATACTTAATAACGATTCTAATGTCAAAGCTATTGGATATAGTGTCAAAGTCCAAAGAAGACCATCTGAGGTTGCTCATGTGGGTGGATGTTTTGGTATATGGCCAACTACTATGGATGCCGTTACGTTGGATTCATTCCCCATGATGGAACAGCGAACTGAAATTCAAATACATGAATGGTTATATAAAGTGTTGGGCATCAATACTACAGGTGATGCTGTCGCATACTTACATTCGTGGTGTAATTATGGGGGGAATAGTGACACAGTGCCGATTTTTAAAACTGTGAAGCAGAATTGGACTACTGGTAAATTTCTATTCAAAATAGGTGAACAATAAAATACTATTATTAAATAATTAAAATATAAATTATATGAGTTTGGGATGGAATGAAGACATAAAAAAATCACTAGGATCTTGCGGTAAGAATGTATTCATAGGCCATAATGTAATGATAACACAGCCTGAGAATGTCCACCTAGGTGACAATGTCAGAATAGATCCGTTTACATTAATAACTAGCAAATTAAAAACAGGCAATAATGTTCAAATATGCAGTCACGCAGTTCTGGGAGGAGGCTCGCAGACAATTATTCTTGGAAACTGGTCTTTCATTGGCTATGGTAGTAAGTTATTTACGGGCTCTGAAGATTATAGCGGTGAGTTCGGACCTGTCAACGATTATTGGGGCAATAATAAAGTGTTTCACGGAGATATCAAATTTGAAGATTTTGCTGGAATCGCGTCGGACGTAATTGTATTCCCAAATGTTGTATTACCAGAAGGTGTTTGTATTGGAGCTAAATCCTTAGTAGTCAAATCAGCTTTTGGTAAGACGCATCCATGCATAACGGATGTAGATCTACATCCGTTATTTAGTAGGGAGATTCAAAAGAAAGGTCATTTAACAAAAATTGAATGGTCTCCATTAAAACCATATAATGTATATGTTGGGAATCCATTACGACACCATAAAGAGCGGAATAAAGAACAAATACAAACATTATCAACAGATGAAAATTTTATAAAATATCCAATATGAAAGATTATTTAACAGATGCAAATGCTTTATCTTGTCCATGGATAGAGTCCCCATTCTTTGAAGATTTATTGCGTAATACAGAAACAGTATACACAGATTCAGAAATATCCAAATTGATTCAATTCAATGAAACTGGATATATTGTATTAGAAGATGTTCTATCCCCTGAGGAATGCGATGCTATAATAGCCGATATGAGCGCTGCGATTGATAATCAAGCGTATACCAAGCAAGATGAACGATATGAATATTCAAATTCACCTAGAGTGTTCGAAGCTTGGAAGACGTCTAAGTCTGTTTTAGATTTAGCGAGGAATAAAAAGATATTAAGCACTTTAGAGTTGCTATATGGTAGAAAGGCAATACCATTCCAAACGATTAATTTCAAGAGATCAACTAATCAGCCTCTCCATTCAGATGCTATCCATTTCCAAACAGTACCATATAATTGGATGGTTGGAACATGGACAGCGTTAGAGGATGTTAGTGTTACCTCAACAGGTACATTAAAATATGTTCCAGGTTCGCATAAATGGCCTTTCTACCAGTTTCAAGATATTGATGTTCAACAAGGATCTGTTCCAGGAACTCAATTTGAAGCGTATGCAGAATATGAAAACTTCTTAAAGAGTTTAGTTTTAGCCAAACAAGCGGACGAACATACATTGACAATTCCCAAAGGATCAACTATAATATGGGCAGCTAATCTATTACATGGCGGCACGGCTGCTCCAGATCCTTCTTTGACTAGATGGTCTCAGGCGACACATTACTATTTTGAAGGGTGCGAACATTATTACTGTCCACTATTCAGCGACTATTCAAAGGGTCAATATGCAGAAAAGGATTTATCAACAAAAGATATATTAAACCATACAATATGAAAAAAGAATCATTATATTTCTTCGGAGGCACAGGTGGATTGGGTAGTCGAGTGTCTCATCTTATGACGCAATTGTCGATGTTTGAATCCATAAAGAATATAGGCTCAAATGCATGCGACATAACAAATGAATTAGATATCAAAAACTATTTCGATCACTATCGAGATGTGGGGAATTTAGTAATCTTTACTAATTACAATTATAATAGCTTCTTGCATAGTTATAAAGGAGATGATTTATCTGAATTAGATAAGCAATTGAATGTTAACATTAAAGGTGTGATTCAAGTCATATCAAGCGCATTGAGAATAATGCGGGAGAATGAATATGGTAGAATCATTATCGCGTCGAGTATATTAGCAGACACTCCAGAGAGGGGAGCAGGTATATATTCAGCAACAAAAGCCTTTTACGAAAATCTTGTGAAAACAATATGCAAAGAGAATGCTTGGAAAAACATAACAGCTAATTGTATTCAATTAGGTTACATGGATGGTGGTTTGACATACAAATTACCTCCAGGATTTTTGGATGCTAAATTAAAAACTATTCCATCAGGACGATTGGGTACGCCTCGCGAGATAGCGGATACAATTAGGTATATTGTAGACACCCCTTTTCTTAATGGGTCAACAATAAAACTTACTGGCGGGCTATAGTTAGATAAACAAATAATAAAAAATATGAGAGTCTTCAAAATAAAAGATGATAAATTTTATGATGCTGGAGTTGAAGTTGATGCATTGGGTTGGCAATATGACCCAAATAAACAGAGACAAATAGAGTTTGATGGTGAAGGTGAGTTAGCTTGGACTAGATGCTGCTTTTCATTAGGCGACACAAGCATCGTCTCATCACTACCGAGGCTTTTGAAAGTGAAATATCCTAAGCTGAAAGTCTTTTTACCAACTCCTGAATGGATATGGAACTCAATGGGGGACTACGTAAATCGTTGGAATTTTAGAAACCATAACGCAGTTGATAATGTGAATGTTATATTCGCCAATAACCCATATGTAGATGGATATTTCAATCCAGGCGAATTTGATATGATTATTAATGACCACCATAGATGTTATAGATACGATAATGAACCCTTAGTTGAAAAGTTAGTGAGAGCATTCGGATTTTCCGAGAAAGAAATATATGAAGCTCGCACTGCACCAGAATTGTATTTTTCAAAAGAGGAAGTGGAGACGGGCGATGCTATTATAGAAAAATATCTAGGCAATGCGAATGCTCCTTATGGTTGTTTGGTACTAGCTGCTAGAGTTGCTACTTTCAATAAAGAGTGGAGCGAAGAGCATGATAGAGAGTTATTGAAAGATATATCATCTTCCTGGGGAGATACGCTTCCAGTGTTCTATTTCAGCACAATGGATATTTCAGAGACCCGTTGGGGAAACCGTTTCAAGAAATACATAAACTTTCAAGATATTCCAGAGGCGACTCTACGGATTCAATTGTATATTAAGAGTAAAGCTGTATTTAATAGTGGTTATCAGGCTGGCGTTAATGACGCGATTGGCTTTGGGTTACGTGGTGATACTGTTAATTGGGTAGCGTCTCCATACAAATCAATGGGCGATAATGTTGTTAGAGGTTGTTCAACATATTATTTTCAAGATGGTTCAAAAACAATCTATAAATAATTTGATTATATGAAAACTTTTACTTATATTAAAGTGCAATGTATACGAAAAAAGAAATAAATAAGCTATATCGAGACGCCGAACAAGGTTCGATGCTCAAGGGTGTGATTGGTGACTATTACCGATTGAAGTTCAGTTACATTCCACAACTTTTAAAAAAATTTGAACCTAATTCTGGTGGATTCTTTACTCCGCATCAGTCTACACTTAAAAAGGATGACAATGACATCACAACATAAATATCATATTAGAGCAATGGAAGAAATGCATAACATTTTACTCCAATATGGTACTAAATATTTCACATCAGCAAGAGAGACTGCCACAAAATTTCAAAGAAAACATAATCACGAAAAGTTAATAAGATATAATGCAGATTGTATTATAAATACAATATTATTACGTGAGGAGACGATACCCGCCTACCCAATGCAATCTCAATATATAACATTACCAGTTGTTCATGATCGTTCAACTGACCCCACTCTTATTATGAAGCATATGTTAGATATCATTTTACGATACTATCCTGAATACGGGGAGATATTCTCTAAAGTGATATTAGATTATGATATCCAATATAAAGTATTAGCATTTGATAGGTATTCGATAGATGTACGATTTGTTAGTATTCATAAGTTAAGGGAATGTAAAAGAAATTTATGCGCTTATATGGGAATTTACCCAGACGACTACCCAATATTTCAGGTAATGGGACTTAGTCCAAATCAATTAAATTCAACAACACAACATATAAATTTATTATGAAATATAAAATAGCATTTTTCACAGAAGGTCAGTACCAAGGCAAAGTTGCGAATAATCATCCTAACTTGAGAACGGACTTGGCATGGATTCATCATCTAGACGCCGACCATTTTAATTTATATAATACACCACTCGTTTGGCCTGTTGATGTGAAATATGATATTGGAATTGTGATAGTTCCTAAAGGTCGACCAGACGCTGCATTGTCGATATTGACTAAGCTAAATGCAAGTTGTAAATTAGTCGGTATCATGCAAGAAGGACCGGCTGATTATTGGACGGAATATACACTAATAGATCAATTCACATATCTTGAGTTACTATCCAAAGTTGATTTTATATTGGCACATAACGAATTAGACGTTTCCTATTTCCGAGGGTTGACGGACACAATTGTTGGAAAAATGCCATCTGTAATGGTAGAGCAATCAATTCCAAAGCGTGTTAAGGAACGTGATCTAGATGTTATTATCGGTGGAAATATGTGCAAATGGTATAATGGGATGGCATCCTTGTTGGTAGCTAGAGAATATGCTGACGATGTCCATATACCAAGTATGGGGAGGAAGGTACCGGGGGAATCCCGAATTGAAAGGTTACATCATTTACCATATATGAATTGGTCGAAATGGATGGAAGAATTGAGTAGATTTAAAGTAGGCGTCCATTTAATGCCAACCTTCGCAGCAGGTACATTTGCGTTGAATTGTGCGGTATTGGGTATACCTTGTATTGGATATGATTATGTAGATACACAAAGAATTCTCCATCCGAACTTATCTGTAAAGTTGAACGATATTGAAGCTGCTAGAAATTTGTCGATTCGATTAAAAGAAGATCATGCATTCTATGAAAAATGTGCACAAGAAGCTATGACAAATTACGAGGACTATTACAATTCTACGAAATATAAAGAAACAATGCAGGTACAATTTGATCATATATGGAATCATTGTTCTGGAATATAAATTAAATTATAAAAAATTGAAATGAGCATAAATAAATTATTCACGTAATTCCTTTGTAATATGGATTCTTTTTCTTATATTAAATATTATTACTCTTAAAAATTAATTGTCTGGGGAACACAGACTAAAAAATCAGGACGAATTGTCTACATTAGTAGAAGTGTTGACTCCTGAAGCCCGAGTGGGTAGTTCACATTTAATTATGCAGGAAATAATAAACATACTAGGATTATTAATAATGACCGTGTTAGTTGTGTGTGTGGTGCATCTATTATTTGGTCATAAATTGAATGACTGATGGAAGATCAATATAGTCAGGTTCTATTAAGTGAAGCTGAAGTAGGGGAACCTATATTAGATTGGTCTACTGTCAAACCACATTGGGAGATCTGTTACCAACTTAATCGTTATGATGGGAGAAGCAGAATCGTAAGTGGAAAATTCAAACGCTATCCAACAGAATTTCCTGGATATCCAGGTTTTGATCCCAGATTGCATGACCTAGAATTTCTAGAATGGCATGATTTTAGAAGAGTATTAAGTAACAAAACAATATTTGATTAGCTCATGAAAGGTATAAATGTTTTAAAGCCACTATTCAAGAAAGTGCAAAATGTTGTAAAGTATAAGATTTACATTCCACCGAAATTAAGGAAGTATCTAGATACAGAAGTCACAAAGGCTGGTACAAAACTAAAAAAGAAATGAAAACCTTAATAACTATATCATTCACAATATTCATGGGAATAGGAATATTTGCAGTATTAATTTATCAATTGGCTTAAAATTGGGGCAATAAATAATTCATAAAAAATGACAGCACAAGAAATATATATAAGATCAACAGGAAATGCACCACCTGATAACCAACCAGCGTATCATGAATGGTTTCTGGCATACGTGAAATGGATGGAACGAAAAATAGAAGAAGAAAATAAATTATGATAATAAAACAATTTGGACATCAAGGAGATACTCAATGGTTCTCGTTGAGTGAAATCCCTAATGATGCTATAAAGGTTGAAAAACAATTTATAGCAGCGTCGGAGCGAAGTAATAGTTTCCATGCATTATTTGGAGATTATGACAATGTATTATATACTTTTGAGTTAAAGAAGCGTGAAGGCCTTAAAATGAGTCCTAAACAAAAACTATTCGCTGATCAAGTGCGGAAACAAGGTGGCAAAAGCTACTTAATTACAGATTTTGAAAATTTTAAAAATATTTTTGAAAAAATAGTGAATAATTGAATAAAAAGGTAGATCTTTGAAACATGGACAAAAAAGTAAAAAAATATCGGGATGACAAAGTCAGAAAAATGGCAAAGGATCATCCCGATAAGGTTAAATTAATTCAGGCTTTAGTTAAAACTTTTAAGCTGAAGCCAGATGCAGATGAAGAGTTAAAGGATTATATTGGAAAAATGTAATGAATATGCTACATTTACAACGCATTGTATAAGGTGCGTTTTAATGCACTTTATACGTTGTTATGTTTAGTTTTCTGACTTGCAAATGTTAAAATTAAGCAAATACTTAAAATAATTCTTTTTTTATTTGGTTGGTATTAAGTTTATGCTTATATTTGTATAACAAATTAAAACAATAAGACATGACAACTAAAGAAGTATTAAACACAAGAAACGAAAAAGGAATAATAAGTTTATCAAATGAAAATGCACAATGGTCAGCAATATCAAGAGATAACACACACATGATTACTTTTTATGCTGGTGAAGAAAGTGGTGAAGAAATAGAATATAAGTTTTATAAAAATGAAAAGTCATTTGCAGTTAGGGTTAGTCAATTATTAAAAAGGGGTTATTAATATGAAATCAGAAATAAGAGTAATATGGGAAACCGCTATAAATATGGGTTTCTCATTTAACGAAACAGATG